ATAGTTGCTCTTAAGACTGGTATCCCAATGCAATATTGGGATGATTGGGACGATGTAGCAACGGCAGTCGAGCTGATAAAGGAGATGAATAGCAATGGCTGAAGAAGTATCGGCATTTGATCGGACAGAGCTTCGTCAAGTCTATAAAGCCTTTACCTTGCTAGGTGACGAAGCCAAAGCCGAGGCTCGAGGAGTTTCCAACAATCTTGCTACCTATTTACAACGACAAATCGCTACCACTGCTGCAACTCGCGGCAAGGGGCAACAAGCTATAAACAGAATTGTTAGTGGATCAAAAGTAAGTAAGACCAGCACTACAGGAGAAATTCGTTACGGCTTTGCTAGTCAAAGATTTAGCGGTGGGGGAACTACGCAACAGCTTTGGGCTGGCTACGAATTTGGCTCTAATAAATTTAAGCAATTCCCTAGTTATTCTGGACGAATGGGCAGGGGCTCTCGCGGTTGGTTTATTTATCCAACGCTACGCAAAGAGCAAAGAAATATCGTATCTCAATGGACTGCTGCATTTAATAAAATATTAGACAAGTGGGGCGTAAGTGGCATCTGATTCGAGAGCATTAACACTTAAGCTTTTAGCCGATACAGCAGACTTTCAAAAGAAGTTAGCTAATGGCTCTAAAGATATTGATTCAATTGGCGAGAGAGCTAAAGAATTTGGTCAAAAAGCAGCTATAGCATTTGCCGCCGCTGGCGCAGCTATTGGCGCATTTGCCGTAAGTGCAGTTAAAGCCGCTGCTGAGGATGAGACCGCGCAACGCCGCTTAGCCGAAACAATAACTGCAACTACTGGCGCGACTGCAAAGCAGATTGAAGGCGTTGAGAAATACATAAAGCAGACTTCAATTGCTATAGGAGTTGCGGACGATGGTCTGCGCCCTGCCTTTACGCGCCTAGTTAGATCAACAGAAGATGTAGAAGAAGCGCAGAAGCTGCTAAATTTGGCACTAGATTTAAGTGCTGCAACTGGCAAGCCATTAGAAACAATAACTGCAGCTTTAGGTAGAGCCTATGATGGAAACACTACCGCCCTTGGCAAACTTGGTCTTGGCCTTGATGCAGATATTATAAAGAGCAAAGACTTTGATGCAATTTTCAATCAGCTTACTGGCACATTTGGAAACTTTGCCGAGAACGAATCAGAAACAACAGCCAAGCAATTAGAGCGCGTAAAGATTGCTCTTGATGAGGCAAAGGAATCTATTGGAGCTGCATTGCTGCCATTAGTTCAGGAACTAACAGCCTTTATTTTAGAAAACTTTATTCCAGCACTTGAAGCATTTATTTCTGGCTTAACTGGTCAAGATAGCCTAGATGAAGCTTTAACTGATACACAAAAAACTGCGGTTGAATGGGGTAAAAAAGTTAGAAAACTTATTGACACAGTTATTAAATTTAAGGATGAGCTCTTAATCGTTGCTGCGGTTATATCAACACTATTTGTAATATCTAAAATAGAAGCAGGAGTGCTAGCGACTATTGCTATCATTACTACTTTGTCTGACGCTTATAAACTTTTGCGTAATAGCGCAATAGCAGCGGCCATTGCTTCTCGATTTGCTATCAATCCTCTTGCTGGCTTAGGAATTGGCGCAGCACTTGTTGGGTCAATTATTGCATCGATTAGGTTGTTTGACAATGTAAAAGGCTTAAGTAATAAAGGTGATTTATTTTTCCCTGGAGGCGGTACAGGTACAAAACAAACTGCATCTTCATTGAAAGATATGGGCTTAGAAGAACCAGAGTCTCAAGAAGTAACAGTAGATGGAAAAACTTATGCTTCTTATGCTGCTTACCAAAAATCCAGAGGTAAATCGGGGTCAGTTAGTTCCACAACTACACAAGGTGCTCCGACTTTAATTGAGCAAGTCAGCGAAGCAAATTTTATTAAAAGCTTAGCAGGAACAGGATCATTTGATTTAGCAGGATTTAGACGAGGTGAAGAAAAAGACAGAGTTACAATAAATGTTAACGGCGCAATAGACCCAGCCTCAACCGCCAGACAAATAGCCGACTTGCTAAACAATGAGGCGGCTGTCTCAGGTTCATTTACTAGCTTGGGCGTAAGTAGATTCGCAACTAGGGCAGAATAATGTCTTGGAGTATTGATCCAACAGTTACAATCAATGGAACTGATTACACCAGTGATTCACTAAATGGCGTAACAGTCAGCTCAGGTCGCAACTCAATTTGGGATCAACCTAGATATGGCTATGCAACTATAAAAATTAAAAATGATACTAATGTCCCTTTAGCAATCCAATTGCAAGAGCCTGTAATTATCTCGGTTGATAATTTTACTGGCACACCTACGCAAGTTTTTGAGGGCAAGGTTTCCAGCATCTCTAACTCAGTTCAAGCTATAGGCTCAAATGCCAAAGTAATTATTCACACAGTTACAGCAGTAGGCCCATTGGCTGATATGTCCCGAGTAATAACCCATACAACTAGCTGGCCAAAAGAATATGATGATGACCGACTAGATAGAATTTTGGTTGATTCTGGAGTCACTATTGATGTGGTAGATAGTCCGGGAGTTTATGAATTTACAACCTCTGCTGCTAGTCCAACAGATTGTTATTCTGCTGCTTCCTACTATGCTCAAATGGCTTTTGGGTATATCTATGAAACTACGGATGGCAAAATTGGTTATGCCAATGAGTCTAGGCGCACAGTAGAAGCTGCTACCAATGGCTACTTTAATATCCCTACCAATGTAATTCTTGGCAATAGCATCCAATCCCAAATCAATACCAATAACCTTATAAATGATGTTCTATTGGAATATAAGGCTAATGCCACAGTTACAGCCACCAGCGCAAATAGCATTGCGGCTTATGGGACTCGGGCCTCAGATATAAGAACTGAGCTTGAGGATGGAGCTGAGGCACAATTCCAAGCTGACCGATACATAACCCTGCGATCAACCCCAGAAACGGTATTAGAGAATTTCACAGTCCAGCTCAATGCCCCAGCCATTACTAGCGGTGTTCTAAATGGGCTAATAGCCGTTTATATGGGTAAGCCTATTGAAGTTACTGCCTTCCCTAATGGCATATTTAACGGAATATTTAGAGGATTCGTAGAAGGATGGATTTTGACCATTAGTCAAAACACAGCCACACTAAATCTAAATGTCACCAAAAACACTCTCAGCATTACCCCAACTCGCTGGCAGGATGTCTCAGCTTCACTTATCTGGAGTGGTGTTGATCCTGCGATAGAATGGGCTGACTTTGAATAAGGAGCACAATGGCATTAAGTCCTAATTACAGCTGGCCCGAGCCAGATGATTCAGACTTCGTTAAGGATGGCGCTCTTGCCATTCGCGATTTAGGTGATGCTATCGATGCCACAGTTGAATCAATCGATTTAGTCGTTCAAGGCTTAATTCACCCTTTCCTACTAATGGGAGCATAAATGGCAACCGCATATAAAATCTTGGGACAAGCTGCCCCAGCCAATACTAGCAACGCTGATTTAATAACAGTTGGCGCATCTAAACAACAAATAATTTCTACTTTAGTAATAGCAAATACAACCGCAACGGATGCAACTTGTCGAGTTTTTGCCAGAATCGGTGGTGCAGCTGCTGCAGCTTCCAATGCAATTATTTATGATTTGACTATTGCAGGCAATAGCATTCAAGCTTTCACTTTAGGAATATCAATTACTGCAACGGATGTGATAACAATAAGAACTGGAACTTCTAACGCTCTTACATTTACAGCCTTTGGAACGGAAATATCATAATGGGAATTTCTATTTCTCCAGATGTTAAAAGAAGAAAAATTCAAGAATTCACTTCATCTGGAAGCTTTACAGTCCCTGCTGGCGTTTATTCAATATTGGTTGAAATTGCTGGAGGTGGCGGTGGCGGTGGAGGTGTAGCTGCGACTGCAGATAAAGTTGGTGGTGGTGGTGGCGGTGGCGCTTATTATTTAAGAGATGCTGCCGTAGTCGCTGGTGAGTCAGTAACAATAACTATTGGCGGCGGCGGTGCTGCAGGCACAACTTCTGGAACGCAAGGCACTAACGGATCAACAACTACTTTTGCTGGTTCTTTGACAACAATAACGGCAGTAGGTGGTGGCGGTGGAGGAGGATCAGCTACTACCGCTGGATTGAGTGGCGCTTGCGGTGGTGGTGGAGGAGGATCATTTAGAGCTGGCGGTGGCGGTGGAGGTATGGGCCAATCTGCTCAGAGCGCTCCTCAACAAAATAGCTTTGGTGCAAATGGCACAGTAGGCGGAGCTGGTGGATCAGCTTCCTCAACAACTAACGGAGTAACTTCTCAAGCTGGTAATGGGATGAATGGTTTTTGTGGCGGAGGCGGTGGAGGCGCTGCTACCTCATCTCCAAGTTATGGTGGAACAGCAGGCGGTGGAAGCGGTGGAAATCAAACACCCACAGCTGCTACAAATGCCACAGCAAATACTGGTTCAGGCGGCGGCGGGGCTTCTGCAACTGCATCAGCAGCTGCTGGCGGTAATGGTGGATCAGGCTTTATTAGATTAACTTGGGAGCAATAATGGCGCATTTTGCAAAAATTGAAAATAATGTAGTAATGGATGTTATTGTCATTGATAACCAATTTGAAAATGACGGTCAAAAATATATTAACAAGGTTTTGAAACTAGATGGCCAATGGATTCAAACTTCTTACAATAACAATATTAGAAATAAATTTGCTGGTGTTGGAGATACTTATGATGCAGATGCTGATGTATTTATAGCGAAACAACCTTATTTATCTTGGACACTTGATAAAAATTACCAATGGAATCCACCAAAGCCTTACCCAATTGATGGTAAGGGTTATCATTGGAATGAAGAATTGGGCCAGTGGGTAGATGTCAGCGAAACTCTGTAGAGCAGGTGTCCAGTTACGAGAGCAGATAGACGATGATTATCCTGACCGCGATCGCAAGTCTGATGGCTGGATTGCTGATGCTCGGCATCTTGCAAAAGGCACTTCTGACCATATTCCAAGAGATGGAATCGTTAGAGCAATAGACATAGATTCTGACCTATCGGCTCATAAAGAAGAAGCTTATGCGCTGGTCGAGAAAATTCGTAAGTGTGCCAAGCGAGGCGATAAACGCATTAAATATATTATTTACGATGGCAAAATTATGAGCCCAATACTGGGCTGGAAACGCAGAAAATATTCTGGGCCCAATCCTCATCGTAGCCACTTCCATATATCATTTACTACCTTGGGAGATAAAGATGGCAGTTTCTTTAACCTAGAAGGAGATAACAATGAGCGACCTAAAAAAGATGTGCGAGAGCTGGGCCAAGACATTTCTGGCAACAGCCCTAGCGACTTACCTAGCAGTAGGTTGGGACGCAGATGCGATTGCGAACGCAGCTCTGGTATCAGTCTTGCCTAGCATAATTAACTGGCTTAATCCAAATTATGAGCGCTACGGCAAAGTCCGGTAATGGTTGCAGCTGAACTTGCAACCCTAGTTGCATCGGTCTTAGGATCAATTGCCCTTCTAATTGCTGGCCTTCGCTACATAATTAAACTAGAGAATATTCCAATAGTGTCGCGCCTTGATAAAATGGAGTCTCAGCTAGAATTGGCCCTAGCGAAAGGGGTCAGAAATGGCAACGCGAAAGCGCGTAA